AACAACTTGAATTGGGCGACTGTCCTTTATGGTGACCTCTTGAGAGCCCATCGCAGCCATGGCTCTGTATCGTTCCGCAAAACTACCAACCGGACCTACTCGGAGTTCTTCGCCGGAGCGCACATTCGAGACCTTTCCATTATGGACAAGACTAGTGCTCCGGTTGGTAAGGGTTTGCCCATCGTTAACCTGCGGGCCAGGGTTCAACCAATCATAGCCGAATGCTGTACCGGCCGCGCCGATGGCAGCACCACCCGCCATGGCTAGCCCCGTTATTGCAGCAGCCGGGATTGCGCCGAAACCGGTTGAGGATAATCCAAGCATCCAAGGCGCGACGAGCGAGCCGCCGATCTTCAGACCCGCGGCTGCGCCGCCAAGAACCGTCGCTCCTCTCACCGTCGCATCTTGAGTAGTGCGGCCTTGGCGTACACCTTCAGAATACCCTGTCGCCCCGTACATAAGGGGTCCCAAAACATTGAGAGCCCCGGATCCAAACTTAGCAATTTTAGTAACATTGGCGGCGATGCTGGTGAATTTAGCTGCTACTTTGTCGAGAACACCTATCAGGGTGCGGCTGGCTGCGATTAGAGGGGTTACAACGCCCGCAGCCGTGGTGAAGACCCACCTAATGAGTTCAGCCATACTGCCGACGGCCCCCATTAAAACCGTAAGAACTGGCTCTAAAGTAATGCTCATTTGTTTAAATGCGATTTCCATCTTTTTAGTGGAATCCATAAAAGCCTTGTTGAGTTTGAGTGAGTCCTCTCGTCGTTTTTGGAGCCGTCGTGCCTCGATGGGATCCCCGAATAGAGTCTGGACGGTAGCTTCATTAGTCTGTAAAATGGCGGCCACTGCTTGTCTTTCCCGTCGGATCATAGTGGTAACGTCGATGCCGTAAGCCCCGAGTTGTTCTCGCACATAGCTGAGGCGGTCCCCGTGCTCCAACCCCATTATAGCCATGGCATTAAGCTGGATGCCTAATTGGGCATTGAGTTTGCCCGTGGTAGACATCGCCGATTCATAGGTATCAAATAATTCTTCCACCTGAAAAATGTCTTTTACCTCGGTACCCAGTCCGCGCGCCTGTTTGGTGAGCTTCTTAAAGATGCGATCCGCATCTAAACCATAGCGACTAAGCTGAGGGAGCATCTGAGTAAAGCTCGATATTACTACATTAAGGTTTTGCCCTGTGGCATCTGCGAGGTCACGCATTGACCATGCGGCTGCTTCGGCAGCTTCAGTCTGCATCCCCAAGCCACGCGTCATCAGTTGCAACGCGTCGGCAGTAGTCTCGGGAGCGACTCCCAAATTCATAAATGTGCCGGTGAGTTTCTCCAGGGACACACGGCCATCCTTGGATAGGAAGTTAAATTCTGCCATTCGCGTAGACAACGCTCCAATAGCCTTCTGGCTTTCATCGACAGTGAGATAGATATCTTTGTTGCTCGCCAGAGCATACATCTCATCATTAAACTTAGACGCATAACCAGTCGTGACAGCCAGAGTGGCCCTGATTCCTTCGAATGATTTGGCTGATTTGCCAAGTTCGCCTCCGATACCCTTCAGGCTTGTCAACATCCGTAGGTTAGACCCAGTAAAGCTGTCAATTGCGGACAGGGCCCCTAAAGCACCCTGCTTAACCTTGTTCCAAGCATCCGCTTCAGCCTTCATCTGCTCTATTTTTTTCTTGCGAGCATCAGCTTCCTGTTCTTGTCGGCGAATCAGGTCTTCCAGAAGCTGGATGTTTTCGAGTTGTGCCGTGTTCACGGCACCAAGCCCGCTTACTTGATTTGAGATGCTGATGCGTAGAACTTCTAGCTGTGCTATTTCTGTCTCACTAAGAGTGTTGAAATTCTCTACATAGGAGTTGTGAATTTCCATTTGAGCACTGAGTTTTTTTAATGTTGCGTTCGATTGAGATAGTGCTCGGACGGATTCTTGGCGTCGCCTGTTCTGCCGCTCAATAAGTTCTATTTCTCGTGCTAATTCTTCAGGGGTTTGCTTTGTTGCCATTTTTTACCCCTAATTCCGAATAGGCCAAGCTATGCCGGCTTCGCGCTCAAATCGTTTAATCGCTACGTCTAATTTGGATTTCTGAGAGTATGTCATTGGGTTGTCAAGACCATATTTCTTGATATAATCCATATAGCGTTTTTCATTTACCAGGGCATCGGTAAAACTAGCCACCTCAATGCGGTTTCCTCGCACTCGAACGGGGATTCGACGACCTTTATACATCTTGGAGAGCAAATATTCAATCCACGCTGCAAAGACGTTGAGAATATTCTCGTTCAACTGTCCCTCTCGGACTTTTTCGAGGTCTAAGATTTGCTCATCAAATTTGTGCGTCACAGTGAAGCCTCCACCTACCATATAACTAGTCAGAATTGTAATTTATTTCAGATTATAGCGACGGGGTGATGGTCGATTAGGCGCTGAGCCGCCTCTAGAAGCTTTAGTGGTTGCCTCAGCTTCGTCCTCTTTCTGTTTAACGAGGCGTTTTAAAAACCAGCGGCGGATTTGGATGGGTAAGTTGTATGATTCATAAAAACTCCATCCTCCGTAATATTTTAGCTGGAAAGTCTCCTCGTAAACGCTTTCGATGTACTCCTCATTTAGGCCAAAAAAAGGTAGTATCGAGCGGCACCTCCAGGGCCGCTTCATATCCACAGTTATCGCAGTTATAATCCTGAGTGAGGTCAATGTTCGGAACGATTGCTCGATAGACGGTACGCAAGGAGCGTGCATCTCTAGCCGGCATAGCGTTAATGAAAGAAATTGTAGTGATCGGTGAGTCATCGCCGTTCACGGATACGATGAAAGCTTTGAATTGTTCAGTGGTTATGCCACTAGTCTCTTTTCTTTTGTTCTTGCGTTCGATTTGTTTAAGCAGATGCTTTTCATCAGCGGCTGTCAACAAGCGACACTCCACGACAGCTTTCGTCATCGGCAGTTCAATCTTAAAAGTATTGCTGGGTGTTACCTCTACTTCAAAGTCTTCAATCCCCGCTCGGAAATCATTAGACTCCGGGTTGCCCACATCAAAGGTGAACTCATCTGTGTTTGCGCAGGCAGGGCACGTCATATTGGTAGCATATTCGGCACCGTAACCTGTGACCCGGGCAGCCACCACTAAGGCGTTCTTATCCCCTACCAATAAACTGTCTAGATTGATGGATTTATCGACAATGATGTTCTGAAGCATTCTGTCTAGTGCTACACCCTCTTTAAGGAGAGATCGTGATGTAAGAATATCTTCTTCTTTTGCCGTCATAAACCGGATCTCCACTGTCTCCCTGTTATGGAGGGGGTGACCAGCAGGATAGAATACACCCTGGCTCGGAAGACTGACAAAATCAGTCGGAACGGACCACGCCATTGCTGGCGCAGCCTGTTCAGGATGTTGCTGGGTGATTGGTGCAGTAGGGTCTGCATCTAGCTGTGTTTCGTTAAAAACGTCAGTACGTCCTTCATTGCGACTCATAATAAAACCTTTCGTTACGCAACATTATATCTTAACTCTCCGCAAGAGTTAAGGAAGAGATCAGGTATCAGCAGCAGTAGCCACGCCAGGATAAGCCGCTGTGTTGTCAAGCTGAGCCCAGTCAAATGTAATTTCAACGGTGATTTCATTCATATCATCTGCTGCATAATCCAGCGAGCCACCAAAATCTACACTTGTGATGAAGGGATTCTTCAAAGTCCATTTCTCAATGGAGCGCCCTTCGTCGTCGATCTGGTGAATCACCACAGTGCCAATAGTGTCATAGAACTTCTTCTTGCTCAAGCTGAACTTAGCCCGCTGCGAACTGGTAGGATACTTGTACCCACTCATTCCAAGAACATCAAGGAACTGCCAAGCCAAGTCAGGCTCAACAGGATCCACCAGAGTGATCGTAATAGGATCCCAGGTCACACGACCGGGATATTTGAATACGTGATCAATATACTGATGTTCAATCGTGCTGATGTTAGCCTTCGGCTTCATAGCAGTCTTGATGGTCCACACCGGGATCAGTTCATTGTTGGACTTGTTAGTAAAAGCAAGCTCAAATCGAAACCTACGTTTTGGATCAGTTTTAACATCACTCCAAAATAGTGCCATTTTCTATGTTCTCCTCAAAAGTATATAGTTGCCTCTGGATTAATCCTCGAAGGCAGCTCCACTATTTGTTACAACAAAGTCGATTGCGAAGAACTCAGCAGCCCGGGTCGGCTTCACAAACAATTTAGCGTAAATAATGTTTCTGTCGATCAAATCAGGGGTCGTAGTTGAGTCGTCCAAGATAAGCTTGAAGTCCTCAACGCCGAAGTCTGCCTTGACGCCCTCTAGTACCGGCGTAGCTTGACCCAGGAAACGATCCCAAGTAAGCTGCGTGTTAGGTGCAAACAGCAGTCGCGAGGCAATGAAGGAAATCTCGCGCTTGAGGAAAATCATCAAGCGGCGTACATTGATCCGATCAAGTGCCGAAGCTGTCTGTTGAAGTGTCTTTTGTCCGAAGATCACAATACCTTCCGCCGGGAACTTGGCGATTGGGTTAATGTTAGCTTCATACAAGTTATCCCGTTCATCTGAGGTCAGGCGTCGTGACACCTCCACAACGGGGATGCCTGCGGCACCCTCACTGAGACCGCCTCGCGTAAATCCGGCAGGAGCAAACCACGGAGCCTGGAGTCTATCGGTAGTAGATAGGACGCCCATTGCTGCCACACTCGGCGGAGCCCAGAGAGTTTGATTAGCCTGTGTATCCGTAATACGAATCCAAGGGTAATACGTTGCACCATAACTGTTGTTAATGGAGCGTGCCTGCAATGCCGTGACGGCAGCAGCCGGAGTATTCCCTACGTTGCGTGCTTCCGCACTGGCACTGTTTTCAGTGTCAGGCGTATACGCATTCTGAATATCTATAATTGCGAGACAATCAGCCCGTTCCTCTGCTGTATCGAGCAGATAATTGGTTACCTCAGGGCTAATAACACCAGGGATAGAGACAGCGTTCATCTGAACATAGTCCGGATCTGAGATGGTGTTAACTGCTTTCCGCAAACTGTAGAGCGTATAAGAGGTATCCTCAGTGTCCGAGTCTGAAATCGACCGGGCATTGAAGGGTTCTCTTTCCGTAATGTCATAGCCATCCGTGCCACCGGCAAGAACCGTGGTGAAACGATCAATGCCCATCTTGAGGACGGATTTATAGTCTTCGCCCGCCTTGGCTGTAAGGCTCTCCCCCGACCGGCGGTTGTTATAAGCATATTCGGAAACGCCAGCAATCTGACTGCTTACTACCGAGCCGCTAACATCATCCAGAGAGAACACCCAACTTGTCTGAAGGGGGTCGGTAGTAGCATTAGCCTGCGTGCCTTGGGCAACATCGTGGGTTGTAGAATAAGGCGCTGCCGTTAAGTCAAATGTTCGTGCGCGCAAGTAATCCGGGAGACCTAGGTCATAGAACGTGTCCGTGTCAGTGCGACCAGTCCAAGAGCCCCAGAAAGTGTTGCGCAGAGACTTAGGAGAACCCTGAGAACTGCTCACCCTCAAGGGGACACCAGGGAACTCGATAGATCCACTAAAGGTAACATCGCCTGTATCCAAAATGAGATCCGGATGACCCCCGCCGTCGAACCCATCCAGACCGAAGCTGGCGCTAGCGCCGCCTGCTATCAGGGTTTGAACCGCTGTCGTTCCAGATATCGGAGTCGAAGTAGAAGAAGACCAAGCCGAGGATCCGGAGACCACCCCGACCGAGCGATATTTAAGAGGACCCCATACACCGAAGGGGAGCCATCCCCGTTCGCCAGTACCGGAGCCCACATCCTCATCCATTACGATGCGAATGTAATTAGACGAGTTAGCGAAGTCACCATACTCGACCATTCTCTTGGTGGTCTGATCATACACGCTGTATCTATCGCCGATCACCCGAGCCACATAATTAGGCGACGCTGGGTTGATGTTCAAGAGGTCGAAACGCTCAATAATCTGAGGGTTCGCATCTGTATCTGAAACTCGACGGATTAAAATAGAAAATGTACCGAAGTCTGCAAAATCGCCCGCAGGGGCTTTAATGTTTGCAATGGAGATTTTTATATCCCGCTGGAATCCTTCGCCAGCCGTAAGTGCTTCACAGCGAAAAAGCTGCTGCATATCTTTAGGATCATAGGCGGCGAAATCATTACTTAAATCCTGAGCAATGAACCAGCCCGTGGAGGCAGTTTTAGCGCCACCCTGGAAATCCGCCTGATCATTCGTGAATGTGGTTGGCGCGGTCTTGGTCACCATGGGGATCATTGCCCCATAATAATCATTGCTACTCTCTAAGAGTCCAAGTCCGCCACTGAGGCAGCGACGCTCGAAACTCTCGCCGAGGAAGTATTGACCGCCTTGGAAGTAAGTCTGAGTAGCGGGCTTTGTAATAGCACTGTTAGTAATCGTTGGATTAGTATTAAGAGCTTCGCGAATAAAATTCGCTTTAGAAGGTTGAATACTGACTGTTGCTTCTTTGGTTATGCTACTGCCCGTAAAACGTAGCTTAATGCTATCCAGATCAGGCACGCTGATCATTGTGCTGCCACGAGCGACATTCGCGCCGCCGCCACGAATACTTCCCGAAAGAAGGACGCGGCTATCTTGACAATAGAATTGAGCAGCGACAACGCCATCATACACAGATCCTACCGCACCCGATGGCCAGAGTACCAAAGCATAGGTGCCGCCCTGATCCAGGGCGATACCTTGGGTGTCATCGAGTTTCCAGCCGGCTTGTCCAGTGGTAGCAGTCGAAGATTGATCGCCCAGGACTCGCAGAAAAGTGATAGGAGAATTATTTCTCAGCCACGCTTTGGCAGCATATGCCGCATAAGTGGGAGCCGTGGTATTACCTTGACGCCACACGTCGGTAGCATCATTGCCAGCGACAGGATCGCCAAATGTTTCCACAAAATCAGAAAACGAATCGATTTGCACCGGAACATTGCCAGGTCCGCGTCGGGCACGTCCAATTATAACGGGTCCAAGCTCATCAGGGGTAGCGGGGAGTTGAGAATTATCAATCTCGTCCACAAAAACGCCTGGTGATATAAACTTAAATCTTCTTGAAGAGTTGTCTGCCATTTGAAATAAATCTCCTCTTTTACACCTTCGGAATAATAGCGAACTTAGTAATTACACTAATCGCTACTAATAAATAGTAGGTTAGTGGTCCAAACACCCACCAATATCTTTTTGATTAAGAGCGGTATCTATCGCGGCGATCTGCATCATATTCTGGCTTATCCCCCACAACTGCTCTTTCTCGTTGGATCGTAACTTCGGCTGCTGATTCGCGAACCGTAATTACTGGTGTTTCTTGATTTGTACCATCACCAATTAAGTAACCGAGAACTTTGAACGTAACTGTTGTCTGAAAAATTCTTTCCTCAGTTTCCAAGCCCGTGTTGTTGCTCTGATTAGCAAAAGACTGTTCGATAAAGGTTTCATAAGAATTTCCTTCGTATTTTATATTAAAAACTGCCGGAGTAGAAAACTTTGTCAAAAAAGGCGTCATCATTTGGTTCATCTGTTGTTGATAATCAGAAATCAACACAACCTCATAAGTTACTTCCACAAAGGTGGGGTTCGGGACATATAAGGTTTCGTAGACTACCTTCTTGTTGTCAAAGGGAAACGTTTGGTAGGTTTTATCAGTCTTATTCCCAAAACGATTAATAGCGGTAGCATTGGCTCTTTCACGCGTCTTGCCTTGTACGACACGGCGCGCTATAGGGATAGATCCTCCTCGATGATAAAAATCAAAATAAGGAGGAATGTATACTCCGTAGCGACCCTTGTTAGCCGGGTTCTTATCTATGGACATTCGCGCTACTGAGATCAGAGGATACTCAAGTGTCTTCGTGTTGTTGCGGAGAGTGGGATCATTCTTGATAGAATAGGCTCGCTCAGGGGATGAAAAAATAACTGGAACCTTTTTAGCGCCGGAGTTCGTAT